ATTAATATTATAAATTCTTAATCCATTTGCTCTTGATGTTGATGAATATGCAGTTGAACTATTAATTGATATATCTAATGGTAACCCCGGGCTGCTCGTCCCAATCCCCACATTGCCATTACCTAATACATCTAATACTGCTGCATCTGTAGAACTTACTATTCTTAATGTTGGTTTTGTATTATCACCATTTTTTAAAAATAATCCATAACCTGTTGCACTTGTATTATATATTCGTGCAATAAAATCTCCTGCAACTGATTTATTGACATCAAATGTATATGCAGGGTTGCTCGTCCCAATCCCCACATTGCCACCTGATGTTATTCGCATTCTTTCTGGAACGGTATTAGAAATACCACCTCCACCAGTAAAAAATGCTAAAGCCCCAAGTGTTGTACTTTCAAGTATATTTCCAATTGCTGATAATGATGTTCTTGCACTACCACCAGCTAATACCAAACCAGTTACCGTATTTGTTGTATTACTTGAATTTGATAATTCAGCACCTTTAAATGAATATGCCCAAAATGTAGAACTTGATACCGCAGTATTGTCAGTACCCATCACTGATAATAACATATCTGGGCTTGTATTTCCAATTCCAAAATTTCCATTGCTCTTTAATACAACCTCATCATTCCCCGCCCCATTATAATTTATACGGAAGCTATTATCCGTATAGTTATATAATTGCCAATTATTGGTATTTGTTGATTCATTTAGTTTTAAAGCATTACTTCCATTAATTGTAACACTTGAGCTAAAAGTAGCACTTGTACCAGATAATGCGCCAGTTAATGTACCGCCAGATAAATTAAGTTTGCCATTTAATTGTGTTTGTATTGCGCTTGTAACTCCTTTAACATAACTAAGTTCTGTGAGTGATGGATAAGTAGCCGTAGATAAAGATGCTAATGATCTTGAGCTACCCCAATATGCTATTGTATCTTGAGTGCCACTTGTGCTTCCTAAAGCACCAGTGGCATCGGCATATACAGAGCCAGATAAAGTTGAGATTGTTAAACTTGTTATTGTACCACCACTTGTAGGTAAATAAGTACTATTATCATAACTTATTGTAGTACCGCTTGCTTTTACAAAACCAGTACCGTTTAATTGTGCTTGTTTTCCATTAAATGTACTCCAATCAGTACTGCTTAACTTACCCGTATTTGTTGCACTAGCAATAGGCAAATTAAATGTATGCGTTGTGCTACTTGAGCTTATTGCAAAGTCAGTACCCGTTGTACCCGTTGCAAAGGTTTGAGTAGCTCCAGTTAGACCATTAAGGCTTGTTATAGCCGCACTAATATATGTAGGTGTCCAATTTTCCCAAACTGAACTTGTTCCGTTAAATCTTAAAAGCTGACCGCCTGTTGGACTTGTAGCTGAAACATCACTTATATTATCCAAAGCAAGGTTTACAATTCCTGTAAATCCATTGACTGAAACAACAGCATCTGTATTATCAACTTTTCTCCAAACAGTACCATCAAATATTGCCCAATCACCAATTTGCCAATCTGTAATACCATCAAGATTTGTTGTACCTGCTGTAGAAACTATATAATAGTACCCTTTTGTCCCAACAGATGATGTTAATGTAGGTGTGTTGGTATTTGCATTCCAAGTTGATTGAAATATTGAGCCACCAATTAAACCATTTATTTGATTTTGAAGTTTACCAAATGCAGTCAAAACAGAATCTGTTGCAACTATTGAGCCTCCTGTTATATTTACCCCTGTGATTACTGTGTTTCTGACTCTTGGTTCTGTAAAATATATCGGACCATTTTCAGGAACAACCGAAGTATCTAAAGTTTGAAAAGTTTTGTCACCTCTAAAGTATTGCAAAGATGTTCCTGCTGCAATTGCAGGTTCACCACCTAAACCTGTTAAAGTATAAGTTGGTATATTAAGAATATTGCTTACAAGTGATGCACTTCCTGAATTACCTGTGACAGTTAAACTATCAATTCTTTTTGTATAAGCTGTATCCCACTCAGTTTGCTTTGCTGTTGTAGGCAATGAATATCCTGAAGCAAATTTAATATCAATTGTTCCTGTGCTTGTAATTGGCACTCCGCTGACTTCAAATCCTGTTGGAACAGTTGCGTTTACACTTGTAACCGTACCTGTTGTACTATCATTTGAAGTGATTGTAAAGTTTGGATATGTACCGCTGATTGTTGTTGTTCCTGCACCTGTTAAACTCACTACCTGATCAGGTGCTGTATTTGTAACTGTAATTGTTCCGCTGCCTGTGACAGGACTTCCTGATATGCTTATTCCTGTACCGCCTGAAGCAGCAACATTTGTTACTGTACCTACATTATATGTTCTGTCTGCACTTAAATCCTGTGCAGTTCCATTTATTGTAATTACTCTTGAATTAGGAACAGGTGTATAACCTAAAACTCCTTCAATGCTTTTGTTTTCCCAAACAGAATTTGCTGTATTATAAAATAAACCATCTTTATTTGAAGGGAATCTTGCGGAAACATCATGAAGTTCATCAAGTTCATATCCGTTTTGAATCTTAACTTCAATAACACCCTGTGTAGGGTGTGATCTAACTACAACACCCAAATAAACTAAATGATCAGGAGCATATGGCTTTGTTGTTGTTATTGCTCCTGCTGTTGTTGGGCTTAAATATAAAGCAGTTCCAACAGAATAAGCCTGTGTATCAAGATTGTCAATACCTCCTGCAACAACCACAAAACCATTATTCATATTTGTGATGTCACTTTGCACAATACCGAATGTTTGTGCTGAAGTTATATCTCCAACTGCAAGAGCTTTTGTGACAGTTGGCAAATTACCTTGACCGCCATTGATATAAACAACAGTTCCTTTTGCTAAAGTTGCTCCTGTTGAATTATAAACTTCTCTTATTAAAGTTTTTGCTTCACTTGCAACTGAAGGGAAAGTTGCTAAACTACCATCACCTCTGATATATTGGCTTGTAGTTCCTGCCCCTGTAATTGCAATAGTTCCATTTGATGTCAAAGGTGAACCTGAAACATTAAATGCAGAGGGCATTGAAACTCCTACAGATGTTAATCCACTCGCATCAGCATCATTAACCCATGCTGTTCCATTGTATTTTAAAACTTGACCATTGGTTGCTGTTGTTATTGTAACATCACCAAGTTGATTCAAATTATAATCACCTTCAGCAGCAACAACATTTCCTGTTCTGCCAAATACACTTTGTACAGGTGCAGTATCAATATCAGACCATGAAGCCTGAATAATACCACCATCCTGTTGTGTAAGTGTCAAAGTTTTAGTTGTTGTTCCTGAAACTTCAGCACTATTTATTTTATCGTTATATGCCTGATCCCATTGCCCTTGCTTTGTTGTTGTAGGCAAAGAATAACCACTCGCAAAATTTACATTTAAAGTTCCATTGGATGTCAATGGTGAACCGCTTACATCAAAACCTGTAGGCATTGCAAGTCCAACCGAAGTCAAACCTGTGTCAGTATAATTAGGTATATTCAATGTTGCACCAACAAGTGTTGCAGCACCCGAAGTTCCTGTAGTGGTTAAAGTTATATTATTCTGCTTCAGATTTAAAGCAGCTTGTAAGTCTGCCTGATTTGAAAGTGTACCTGTAATTGATCCCCATGCAGCAGGAATAGTACCTGCATTTGTATCAATAGTTACAACTTGCTCACCTGAAATTACTTGCGTGGTTGATTGAGAAACAATATTGACATTCGTAATCTGATCACCTGCATTAATTTCAACGATTTGTTCGGTAGAAGATATGTTTGTACTCATTATGTTGTAATATCATCAGTTACAGAAAATTCACCCCAAAGATATGTCTTCACTATCCCACTACTAAATGTCACCTGAAGATCATATTTATACTCTCCGGCATCTAAACTTATTACTTTATTTATGATGATGCTATTGTTACTTGCACCGCCAACAGTAATACCATTGCCTTCGGTTAAAGTTGCTACAACTGTATCGCTGCAACCGCTGACTATCTGTATTTTAACATCAGCTGTTGAAAGATTTATTGGTGTGCTATCCAATGTCAACGTAAACGTTTGCTGCCATGAATCGCCTTTCCAAATCTGTATATCTAATTGTGCCGGTCTAAAATCGCTCATATTAAGGTATTTGACATCTGTTATTTAATGAATCTGTTGTTAATGTTACATCCGCTTGAACTCCTGCAAGAAAATCAGGATCGTATTCTCTTACATACACCAAAGGTATTGTGGTGCTCACCTCATAATCATTCACGTTATTTCTTAATTCAGCAATAATGTCTTGCATGATTAAGTTAGTATCTGAAAGTATTTCCAACCCATCTGTTTCAACCAAGTGCCTATCCAAAATGAAAATACTCATGTTATAAGTAATCTGTTTTTCAATCACACTTCCACCTGTCAAATCAAAAAACATTGCAGGATATTCGATATCCTGATCATCCAACTTTTCGGCAAACTCTCCGAACAGAACTGTTTTCAGTTGCGGATGACTCGTTCCGAAGCCTTGAATTTGTGACACTATTTGATTTAAGGTTTTGCTCATTTTTTTTCAGATATAGTTTTAACTTTTCCTGATTTTTTAGATTAGCTTGTTTGCTCATTCTCTACAACATTGAGGGTTATTTCCCTGATACATTTCCTTAAATGTTACTTCCCCTTTGCAGCAATAATCATCACCAAGCCAAATGGATGCTCTGTATGCATCATTGTCAGGCTTGATTGCATCAATGCCCGGTCCCCAATTTAGGTAAAGTGGGAAATTACCATTTGCAGACTGTTCTTTCAGGTATTTAATTAATCTTTGTTTATAAAATTCTGCCCTTGCTTTGTACCTATTTGCTATATCAAGCAAATCCTGCATTGAAGGCAAATCAGTATTGTCTGAACTTTTACGAACCAACCCTTTATTATAAAACTGAAAACTCAAACCCTGTGGAAGTTCACTCAATACAAAGTTTACAAGTGTATCAACAATATAATCATCAAGCAAAGTCTTTTCATCACAGGTTAAATTATTGCAATTGATACCATCCTGAAGCCTATCATATAAAGCAGAACCAAGAGCAGGTAGGATAAACATATCCTGTGCTGTCTTGATTTCAGGCTTGATTAGCTTTTCATCAACATTATAATGCAGCCCTGATCTTTCCTTGATTGTGTCTGCTGATATGAATAATATGTTTAAACTCATTTTATTTTCTTGTTACAACGTTTGCTTTCCATTGATGTCTGCAAAAAGGTCTGTGCCTATTTGTGTCAGGTATTGTGTACCAACCACCACCTCTACTAAATACATCATAACCCAACCTTGCACTCATTGCTTCAATTTCACTTCTACTGTACATTTTTGAAGTGGTTACAAAGTATTGACAAAATTCTCTTGAAGTGCTTAAATCACTATCATTGAAACCCTGCCTCCATTCATATGAATACCTAATCAAAAACTCAGTTGTCTTTGGCTTCATGCTTTCGACTATTTCGGATATCGGTGCAGTCAGCTTTCTTTCAATGATGATTGATTTGTCATCGCCCTTACCAATAGATGTTTCTTTTGATGTTATATATCCTTTTTCTTCAAGTATTCCAATCACTCTTTTTACAGCACCAACATCTTCTTTCAAAACCTCTGCAATTACTTCAGGTGTTATTCTTTTATCCTTTGTGATTAAGTCCAAGATATTTGATTGCAATTGTGAAACATCTTCAAACAATTGCGTTTCTTGAAAATATGCCCTTTGTTTAAATAGGTTAAAGTTTTCTTTACTTTCACCAAACTCATCCAATGATGAAAAATCAAATTGCTGTGACATCTGTACTGATTGTTGTACAGAATCTTGTACAGGATTTTGTACAGTTTCAGGTTGATACTTTGTAATATCAATACCTGCCTTTTCAAGCAACCATTCTTTCGGTGCAATCTGAAGCAATGCGGCTTCTGTTAAATCAATTCCGATTGGTTGAGTCGGGATGATCTTCATATTTTCATTATAACCTGCATATCCTGCCAACATATTGAATGTTGACTCCAAAAACATTTGTTTTGCGTTTACATAGGTATTCTTGAAAATCTCATAACCATCTCGCATTTCAGTTCTGCTTCCAAGTTTACCTGCTTCAGCAATACCGAAAATCGAAGGTGTTGTAATCTGATGACCGCTAAATATGTTAGTTTGAATCAAGCTGTCCACATTTGCAAAGTCCTCTTTTGTTAAATCGGACTGCCCTAAGTCATCAATGATTGGCTTTCTTGAAGCATCATTGACAAAAGATAACATATACTTTATACCATCAGCACCTGTATAAGTGTTCTTGAATTTACGATGAATAACACTTTGCTCATCGGGTGAAGGTTCACCGTTTGGAAGGGTTATAAGTTTACTTGCACTAAATCCTGTCTTTGCATTTCCAAGAACGTGCTTAGAAACTTCAATATCGCTTTCAATGTAATTTAAAGCCCCAAAATAGCCCGGTAAAGCATAAACCTGTGTATATGGTCTATATTCTTTTATGTACAAAATTTGGCTTCCCTGTGGGTTTTTAGGGTTAAACGCAGGATATACCTTGTACTTTTCCTTGCTATCTTTCCATTCATCCTTATACCAAAACTGTGTGTTGTCTTTATTGGTCCTTATTTTAGTATAATCAATGTGCCATATTTCAGCTACCTTATTTAAACCCCAAATGACTTCCATATAAGCACCACCAAATATTTCGATGTCCATGCTCACTTTTCTTGTCAAGTCATCTAAGCTTTCAGTTCTGTTTACCTGATCAATAAAAGCCTGATTACCAACCCATCCGTTTCCGCAAACATAATGAACCTTTGATTTTACGATTGAGTTATGCTTTGCTGACTTATTGAAAAGCTCAACAAGGTAATTCGGATAATCGTTACGGTGTCCGTAACCAACCCAACCTTCGCCTTTCTTTTCAACATATTCAGGCTGCTTTGCTTCGGCAAACTGAACCAATACAAATTGATTTTCTAAACTCATTGTCTTATTTTATAAGTATCCTTTGTTGTGTATTCTGTGTAAACCTGTTCCTCATCTTGCAGCATCATAATTCCACTTTCTAAAAGCACAAGTCCTGTTGTGGAAGTATTTGTTGCCGATGTTTGTTGATACACAGAATAAGTATATTGACCGTTTAACTTGCTCAAAAAGTATTGATTAACATTAAGCAAGAACTTATTATATCTATCCTTATATAAAGATAAATCTTTTGCATTAGTTAAAACAAATTTTACTTCCGTATTTGTTGACCTTTGCTCAAAGACAAATAAATAATTAGGAGAAGAAATGGTTTCCTTCTCAGTTAATGTTAAGTATATATTCTGTATTTGACCTTTAGTTAGTGTAATCACAATAATAAATGTCAAGATTAGTTGAATTTAACAAAAATGCCCCACCGAAAGGCAGGGCATGATCATTATAAACCTACTTATTATGTACCGGGAGTTTGCAATGCACTTGCAATGTTGGATGCAACTTCAGGAGAAAGATCAGCTTCTTGACCTGTGAAAGTCAAAGAATAACCGCTTCGATCACCAAGTGCTGCACCTGATTGTGCAGAACCGCCTGTGATGTCCAAACCCTTAGTTAATCCAAGATACCAATATTTATTGTTATTGTCTTTGGCTACTGCAACCAAAAGATTCTGTGCCAACAAAAGGATTTCATTCCTTGTGTTAGCTTGTAGCTTGTTTAGAATAATTGTCAACTCCTGCTGATAGAATATAGTTCCGTTTTCAACAGATGCATTAATATTCTCAACAAAACTTGATGTACCCTTGACCAATTCATATTTGTAGAATCTCTTTCCTGAATCTTTAGTAAGTGCTGTAACAACACCACCTGAAACAGTATAAGATGCTACATCTTGAAAAGCCATAAAGTACACTTCGGTTATACCACCAAGTGAATCTTTACAGTCTAATGAGTAGCCTTGTGTAAGAGCACAAGCCATGTTTAAAGTTTTATTTATTTAAAAATAGGGCAGTTTTTTAGGCTGCCCTGTATATTATGCAAGGATAAACTTCACTACTTCATCAGGGAATGCGATATTCACACCCATTTTGAATTCAGATACGAAACGTACTTGATCAGCTTCTTTTGCGTAGAATATTTCAAATTTTTCTTCTTCGTTCAAAAGATCAGTTCCCAAGAACAAGTTGCTCAATCTCAAAGCATATACCTTGTTTGTTCCGTTAAGACCTGCAACAGCTACAACTTTGATTGAAGTACCGGGAAGTACGAACTCACTATCAGCTTTTGCATCAACTGTGTAGTGGAACATGTTTTCGTTCTTCAATGCGATTGTATATGTTCTGAAAACATCTTGACCGCAGAAAATAGTCATGTCATCAGCAGCTACAACCTGTGCAGGGATTGCCTTGTAAACACCATCAAAAATGCTGATTACGTTAGCAGCTGTAATGCTTGACAAAGGAGCACCTGAAATGTAAGTGCTATCGTTAGCAGCAACAACTCCTGAAGCAGCACCGATCAACTTAACCAAACCATCAAATTTGTTCAAGTTTACGTTAGCTGAAGCTGTGTCACCTTGCCAAATTGCAGTTTCCAATTGTGCAGCAATTCTTTTAGCTTTCTTATCAGAAAACTCTTGTTCGAAAGGAATGCTGTCATACATTGAACCTGTAGGCAATGCTTTTTGAAGATACTTTGCTTCCAAATCTTTAGGGCAAAGAGCTTCGTTTACTTTGATTTTACCAACAGTCACAGTTCTTTGTGTGAAAGTTGTTGAACCTGATGCTGTAAATCCGCAGCTACCACCGCTTTGGAAAATCGCATCTGTGTCCATGATATTAATGGTTTCAGATGATTTAACACCTACCATTACGTTACCTGCACTTTTAATAAGTTGTGCAGTCTTAGCACCAAGCACACTTGAAGTTACAAGCAATGCTTCGTTTTGTTCTGTGTAATCTGCAAGAGCAGAAACGTTAAAAGCCATTTTTCTTAGTTTTTATTGTTTAAAATTGCGTTACGATATTTATTAAGTCTGTCAAACTTAATGTCTTTTGTTGCCTCAAACTTAAATGACTGAGGTTGCTCAATCGGATCAGCTTGGGGAACTTTTGAAATTTCTTCAATGAGTTCAACTACTTGGCTAAAACCTTGCTTGGCTTTTGCTTCCATAGTTTCAATCCTTTCATTCAATGCTTTATTTAAGCCTTCCAATTCTGCTATTTTAGCAGCGAATTGTTCAGACATTTCTTGCATCTTGTCTTCCATTTTCTTTGATTCAACTTCAACTTCAGGCATATCAGCTTCAGGCTTTTCAGCAGCTTCAATTTCGGTAATCTTACCACCCAAAACAGAAATCTGTGAACCATCAGCAAGTTGATGATCACCATCAGGAGCAAATGAACCATCTTCAAGTTTAACTTCACCGCCAATTTCCATTGATGAAATCATAACCTTTGTGCCATCAGCAAGTGTGTATTCAGCGAAGTCTTGCTTCACTTCCTCAATCTTTGCTTCGGCTTGTGGCATTTCTTCGAACAATGCCTTAATTTTTAGTATTGCGTCTTTCGGATTCATACTTTTATTTTAAATGTGAATTAATACTTTTGTTTACCACTTAACCGATGATAAAATTTCCTTTATATCATCAATCATCTTTTGTTCCTTAGATTTTTCTTTCTTGTATTCGAATATACCTTCAACTGAAAAACCTTTGACTTCGCCTCTTTTTACCTTTGCCCATGCCTCATCGTTGTAAACTTTAAAGCTTCCAAACCATGAACCTTCGGGAGCATCTTCAAATCCTTTCATTGGTGGGATTCCCCTTTCACTATCTGATATAAATGACTCAAACATCACTATATCTTCAACCTTATAATCGGGATTGTGTTCGACATTTACATTGGCTTGATAGCCTTTTTTAAAAAACTTTTGAGCAATTTTGAGAATAGTATCTTTAGAGAAAGTAACGTAATAGTCACCATGAGTATCATCACTCCTAAAAATTGGAGTATCAGCCAACATAAGAGGACCGCTGATAATTCGCTTTTCCTCAGAAACGATTTCAAAATTAACTTTATCTTTAAAAGCATTCCAATTCTTTTGGATTGCAGGTCTATCCACCAATGCCACAAAGTTGACTTCAGCATCATCATTGACATCCTCTGAAATCATTAATTCAAATAATGGTAATTCCATAATCATAAATGTTTAATAAGTTGTAAAGTTTCTACTTAACCGAATTTAGCTTTTTGTTTAATTGCCTCAATTCTCTTTTGACTTGAAGTCATATCGCTTTCAACAACGTATGCTTTGACTGCCTGATTGCCAAGTGCATTAATACTTGACTGATCAATTCTTGTCATTATTGAACTTGTTGTTGGCACAATAGGTGCATTCATATTTAAGCCACCTGTCGGAACACTTCCACCTGCACCGCCTTTACCGGGAACAGGGGTTTTAACAATGTTCTTTACAGCACTCAAACCACTTGCAAGAATTGTCGCAACTGAAGCAACCTTTTGAATCGTTCCGAATGGTTCAGGAATTACAGTTTTGTTTGATAGCACTTCAGTAACACCTGTGTATGTATTTATGATTGCCTGTGCCAATGACAATGCTTTCCCTGCTGCTGTTGTTTGACCAACAACTTCAGACAATTGACCAAGTGCAGCTGCTGTCATATAATAGGCATCTCTTTTTGCGTTCTCTCTTGCAAGAGTATCATCAGCAAGTTTCTTTGAATCAGCCTGTTGTTTTAAAATATCTTTATTCCTCTGATTCTGAACATTTGCTTGTGCTTGTTCCTCCTGTGCAAATAGATCAGCAACTGTGTCGCTTTCCTCTTTTGCTATTCGCTTTGCTTCCTCACTCCTATTTTCAATTGCTTGTTTTTCAAGCTGCCATGCCCTTCGTTGTGCCTCAGCCTCATCTTCCTTAAATCTTTCAAGCCTTGCAAGTTCTTCTCTGTATTCTTGTTCTTTCTTTCTTTTTCTTTCCTCTGCTGCTCTTGCTCTTTCAGCTTCTAATTGTTTATTTTTTTCAGCTTCTTTATCAACTACCTTTTTATTCGATTCAACAGTCTTTTTTACTTCCTCATCTTTGAATCCTAAATAACCTGAAACTTTGTCAACAATACCACCGATAAAATCGCCAACTGTTTTGAGTCCGGGTATAAGTTTATATAAAGCAGTCTTTACTTTATCAAAGTTTGCTATTAATAAACCAAGTCCAATTGACAAAGCACCAATACCTGTTGCAATGATAGCACCTCTTAATGTAGAGAATGCAGTTACAACTTGTGTTTTAATTACAGTTGCAAGGTTTTTAAAACTATCTATACTTTCAAACAATCCCTGTAAACCTTGTGAGAATGCAAGTGCTGATTGTACTTTCAAAAGTTGTTTTTCTAATTGTTTGTTTTCTTCTCCAAATAAACCAATTGCACCTTGTAATGCTGTATAACCTGAAGCAACACCTGAAAGTGAAGATGACAATGCTTTGAATTTAGCATCAGGATTAAATGCATCAACCAATGCTTTTGCATCACCGATTCTGTCTTTTAATTCAGCTGCCCTCTTTGCTGCCTCAACAGCTTGTTTTGATGTTGCACCAAATTTATCTGATAACACAGCAACTTGTGTCTGTGCTTCCCTTAATTCTTTTTTAAGGCTTTGTACACTTTGCGTGGCATTACCTGTGACATTAACCTGTAAATTTAATTGTTCTGCCATTAGAATACTTTTGTTATTACTTTCAATAATTCGATCTTGCTTGTGTTATAATCAATGCTGTTATAACCTTCAATTTTATTTATCCTGAAAAGCTGATTGTCAATCATTACTAACTTTCCAAAATTCAAATTCAGGACATCAGCAGCATTTAACAGAATATTACAGGTTAAAAGCTTACTGTCTTTGTCTGTAATCTCTGCCATGTAATCGCTGTAATACGTATTGAATAGATTCGTTGTTGGATATGTTGTTGTTTCAAAATAAACCTCTTTCGGTGCTCCGAAGTTTATGTCATTTGTAGGTGAAAAAGGATCATCTAAATGTCCTGCATACCCATATACTGTTAATGTTGCTAAATCAGTTCCACCATTTTGTATTTTGTAAGATGTTCTTCCTGTTATTTTTTTTGCCTGTAAAATACGAATAACAGAATCCATTGGGTCTGTCTTACTATTGTTGTCAGACTTTTTATATATAGCAGGGTAAACTTTGTCTTTATCTTCAGCCTGAAATAAAACAGATGCTGCAAATATTACTTCAGATGCATCAGTATCTTTAACAAAATCAAATTCAGTATCGTATATAAGATCACCATACCCTTCGTTGTATTTCTTTCTGTAATTCTCATTGTAATAGTCATTGTCTTGCTTATACTTGAATTGATAGTATCTCGCATTTATTTCACTCATTGGCTTGATACTTATCGACTTTGATCTGTCAATCTTATTGGACCAATCTACAAAACTGCCATCATAAAAATCTATATAAGGTTTAATCTTAATCTTGTTTGTGTCATATTGATCATCGTAAACATACAGATTGAACATCTTGCAAATTGACAAAAAGAAATCCCTTTGGAAAACTCCTTTCGGTATTGCATTGTTTATCAGCAATGATTCTCCATAGTTTACAGGCACATCAGCACCCGAAGATGCTTCTACTTTTAGGATGCCCTGTGAAATTGAATACTGTGTAGCCTCAGAGCTTACATAAGCATTGATAGTATCATTTGTTGCAAATGTATGTGTGTAGGTTAAGCTAACAGAAAATCCCTGTGGCTCAAATGCAATTGGTACTGTCTGACTAACAATACTTCCACTATTCAATTGAAGGCTGATCGTTACGTTCGTATCAGGTGGTGGATCAGGAAAGACATCAAGTATTGAACCTTGCAATTCAAGTGTAACGGTTGCAGGTAAACTTGCAGCACCATTATACCTATATGCATTACCTACCAACGTAAAATCCCCTGCTGTGGTTACTGTAAAATCAGGGTAACTGTCTGTGTTGTAAGTTGCAGCATTGGCAGTTGCATTAAAAGCATTGCTACTCGGATTTGATATTACCGCTTTGTTAGAAGGTATAACCAGTCTTTTAAGAAGATTGGTATTAAGCAAAGGGAAATCCCAAGTGTAACCCGAACCTTCCTGAATCTTTTTAAGATATTCTTTAACATATAATGCAGGTTTAAAAGCCTTAAATTGAAAGTCAACGTTATTTGTTGTTAGGTTTCCATAATCAATCAACGGATAATAAACACCCGATGCGTTGATATTGTCCCAACTTCCTGTTATGTTTGCAACGGTCCAATCCTCATCATATTCTGAAAAGTCTAAGTCCTCTAATCTTTTGTTTCCTAAGGCTGAAATAAAGCCTCCCAAGTCACCATAAACAGAGCATTGATATTCTATTGCTGCACCTGTGATCACAACCTCCATAAGCCTTAAAACACCTTTAAAAATCTGAATACCATCAACGAATATTCTGCAAGGTGCAACCTTAGAAGCATTGAAGTCATATCCAACGTTTGGGTTGGCATCATTCGTAAAGTTACTGTTTCCTAAATCGAAAATGAATCCAAATACTTTATTGTTCTGTGCTGATCCTGCAATTGTTATTGTCTTTGAAAAGGAAGTATTTTTGCTACCAAAATCAGCAATGTCATCAATAGCGAATGTAAATTCAGCATCAATGTCTTTGATCAGATCAAGTTCTTCGTTATTTATGAATATCTGTGTCCTCATCTAAATTGACTGTTTATAACTCTGCCAACTGTTGCAGTCAGCTGTATATTGAAAGTCTTATTAATATTATCGTACTTGAACTCGTAATTATTGTCATCAATAGTTACAGGGAAATAACCGCCATTCATTTCCAAGTAAACCTGTGAACTTGCAACCAACTGTTGCCCCCAATATGAATCCTGTTCTGATATCCAATCAGAAATCAAGTTCATCTTA